GAAGAAACTAACACAATGTGGAATAAATTAAAAGAAATAGTCACTGAAAATACAAATATAACTGAAGAAAGATTAGAAGAAATTAAGAAATTAAAATATGATTGGTATTTTTGGGGAAGTGAAGCATGTCAAGACAACTTAAAAGTAGTTGATTATTTAATTTAAGGAGAAAATAAAACATGAAAGATAAAACATTATCACAAACACAAGAATCTGAATTAGCCACTCCCCTACTCTCTTCTACATCAGAAGTAATTTTATTCTTCGAACCATTAGAGTTATCCACTGATAATTTAACAGAAGATACTAATATTCAATTAGATTCAGATGAATTTAAAAGAGGATTAAAAGATTCTAGTTATTTATCTGGTTTTTATACAGGTTTAATTAATTCAGGTATTTCAATGGATGATTCTATTACGTTAATTTTAAATAAGATGAATGTTGATCACAGCGTACAAATAACAAATATAAATGCTAATTCTAGTATTGAAGCATCTAAAAATGCTACTATATTAAAGGAAAAGGATATGTTGTAGTTTTTAGATTAATGACAAAATATAAAATATCAATATAATAATTAATAACAAATTATAATATATTACAAAATAAATTTACATATTAAAGGAGAAATTTTAACTATGAATTTATTTGAAGCAAAAAGTATCTATGATTCTAAAATTGGTAAGTTTTTAGAGGAATTTTATATTAATGGTGAGAGTGTGGACTGTGATGTATATTATTTCTATTTAGAAAGAGAAAAAGATACTGAAGATAAGAAATTAGAAGAAGAGAAAACTAGGGAAGTAAAAAATAAAGCAGATGATAGTCCTTATACATACGATGAACACGATGAAATTTTTGAATGTGATGAATGTAAATATAAAGATAAAAAGAAATATAAAGATTGTGACAGTGATTGTAAATATATGAATTGTGATGAATGTTGTAATGATTTTTGTGATTGTGAGAATGAAGGTTGTGAAGATTGTAGTAATGAGTATGAAAGTTGCAAAGATTGTAAAGATGATGAATTTGATTATGGAGATTTGCTAGAAGTGTTTACATGTAGGATTATGGAAGCTGATAAAGATTATAAATTAGTCAAGGAAATCTTAGATGAATTTGCGGATATTTTCATTCCAGATTATGATGAGGATGAATTTGAAATTGAATGTGAGAATGAATGTGATTGTATGATTGAAGAATGTAATTGTGAAAATGTAGAATTAACAGATGAGAGAATTGAGGAAATAAAACTCATAGAAGTGGTAGCCAATAAAATTGAAAATATTCAATGTACTTGCGGTTATGAATTAAGAGATGCACTTTTTTGGTTATATTCTACTGGAAAAAGTATTGGATGGAATGATCATTGTTGTTTTATACAAAAATTAATGGATGATGAAAAATATAAAGATTATAAAGAAAATAAAGAAAGTAAAAAAGATAAATATAATATTACATGTAATTTAACTGTGAATAATACAAAAGAAGATATAAATAAAGCTACTGAACAAATATTTAATATGATTAATAATGCTATTAGATGTGGTTAGATAATTAGTGTAGTTTTAATTAATTTTAATAAATTTTAGTGTAGATTTGAATATGTTAGTTAGTTTTATTATAACTAGCATATTTTATTGTGCATTAAAACATGACAGAAGTAAGATTTGGTCACGATTTTTGGATTTAAAATTTGGTTTAAAGATTATAAATATAATAATATTTATAAAGAGAATGCGAATTATAGGGGTAGCTCCCCTATTCTCCTGTGCGTATTCTCTTTTTATTTTTTATAAGTAATGTGGTATATAGATTAGTTTTACACAGGAGAATAAAATTAACAGGAGGATGATATTAATGTTAATCACGAAAGAAGTAGAAGTAAAATTACATACGTCAAATGTAAAGTATTATGAAGATTTAGATTATAAAATACCAAGAGTAAAAGTAAAAAATAAATATGTAGTTCGTAAGGGTACTACTATAATTGTAAAAGTAAATGATCTACAAAAATTATCTAATATAAATATTGAATATGAATGTGATTATTGTGGGAGAAGAAAACAAAAGGCATATTGTGATTATAAAAGTAATGCATTAAATAAAGATTGTTGCATTGATTGTTTAGGAAAATATAAATCAGAATTAAATAAAGTACAATGGGAAGAAAAATTAAAATCTAAAGTTAAAATATGTAGTAAATGCAAAAGAGAATTTCCTAGAACTTTAGAATATTTTCGTCAAGATTTATATAGACCAGATATGTTAACTTGCCAATGCAAAGAGTGCATTGATAATAAAATAATTTTTGGAATAGAAAAAGAAGTTAAAGAAATTATTCCAGAAGGATTTAAAAAATGTCTTGATTGTGGTGAAATATTAGAAGTAAATGATTTAAATTTTAATAGTTATATAACTTCTAAAGACAATCATTATAATATTTGTAAAGTATGTCAGATAAATAGAAGACATAAAGATGCAATTGATGGATATAAAAGATGTAAATTATGCAATAGAGAATTGCCTATTAGTAGAAATTTTTATGATTTAGATGATAGATGTTTAGATGGATATAGGGGAATCTGCCGTGAGTGTAATAAACAAGATTTTTATCCAGGATTTAAAGCAGAATCTTGGAATCAACATGATATTGATATAGTATTAGAATATTATGAACAAAAATCAATAAAAAATATAATACCTATGTTAACTACTAATAGAACTGAAAAATCAATATTACATATGGCAAGTAAATTAAATCTAAGAAAGAATAAAAATTTCATAGATAATTACAAACAAATACAATATAAAATAGTTGATAATAATTTGTTAAAACTTTGTAAATGTTGTGAAGAATATTTACCAGTCAATAGATTATATTTCCCTGAAGATATAAATTGTACAGACAATTTAAGAAATGTTTGTAGAAAGTGTAAAGGAGAAAAATATTTATTTGATTCTAATGTTCATATTTGGAATCAAGATGAAATCAATATAATAATAAGTAATTATTCAAATATGACAAATATAGAATTAAAAAATACATATTTTCCTTATTTATCAACTAATAAAATAATGTCAAAAGGTAATAATTTAAATCTTTATAAATCAGAAGAAACATTAAATAAGATGTTCAAAGAAATAGGTAAAATTACTTCTGATAGATTATTATTTCTTGAAAGATGGAAAGGTGAAGATAATCCTCAATATAATAGTCAAAGATTTGGAGAATTAAATCCTAATTATAAAGGTGGTATTAGTGCTTTATACCAAGAGTTAAGAAGAAATATTAAACAATGGAAATTAGATAGTATGGAAAATTGTAATTATAAATGTTTCCTATCTAATAATAGATTTGATCATATACATCATTTATATAGTTTTGAAAGTATTGTTAAAGATACTTTAGAAGAAACGGGTTTACCATTGTATGAAAATATCTCTTGGTATACGCAAGATGAATTACAAAATTAATAGATAAATGTTTAGAAATACATTATAAATATCCGTTAGGAATATGTTTAGAAGAAAAATATCACTTGAAATTTCATGCAGAATTTGGATATGGTAATAATACTCCAGAACAATTTTATGAATTTATTGAGAATTATTATAATGGTGAATATAAGGATTTATTAAATATTGTTTAAGTATTAGTTGATTAAATAAATATAAGGAGTGTGGCGTTTATTCCTAGAGTTAAAAAAACTGTGGCAACTACGCCACAGCCTAAAAAAGAAAAAGTTATGTTTAAATGTGTTTGTTGTGGGATTGATAAAAATCAAGATAAAGATTTTTACAAATCAAATTCATTAATATTAAAAGCAAATAATCAAAGAATGGTTGTCTGCCGTCAATGTGTGGTAGATTTATATGTATATTTAGTAGGAAAACATAATGATTGTAAAATAGCATTATATTTTTTATGTAGATTGCTTGATGTATATTTTGAATCAAGTTTATATTATAGTGCAGAGCAACAAGCAAATAATAGTAATAGTAATATCGCTCAGATTTACTTTCAAAAGGTGAATTCATTGCCCCAATATTCTTCACGTACATTTTCAGAATCTTCTCCATTAGAAGCTAATACTAATACAAATATATTTGAGACAGAAATTAAATTAGATACAAATGAAGAAGATAAAAAAAACAAAGAAGATGTAATTCGTATGGTTGGATATGATCCATTTGAACATGAAAACGCAATAGATCAAAAATATTTACACAATATGTTAATTGATTATCTAGATCAAGATACAGTTGATGATAAATTTAAATTGATTGTTTGTGTGGAAATAGTTAAAAGTTTTAATCAGATAGATAAAATAAATCAAGCATTATCATTGTTAACTGCTGATGTAAATAATATTCAATCACAAACAGGTGGAGTTAAATCATTAATTGAAGCAAAAGAAAAAGTATATCGTTCAATACTTGCTATGGCAAAAGATAATGGTATTTCTGTTAATCATAATAATAATAAAAGTAAAGGTGGAAATACATTAAACGGGATAGTTAAAAAATTGAATGAGATAGGATTGTCTACTGCTGAAATAAATTTATTTGATTTAGAAACTTGTGAAGCCATGAAGCAGATTGCAGATTTTAGTAATAAAAGTATTTTAGATCAGTTAATGTTTGATGAAAACGATTATGTTGATATGATTTCCCAACAAAGAGATTTAATTAAAAAATTAGACGATGAATTAATAAAATTAAAAGAAGATAATAGATTACTTAAAATAAATGCCACAAATTTTAAAGATATTAAAGAATTGTAATTATATAGAGGTGATTTTGTTCTTATGAATTTTTTTATAAGAAACTCCGAAGTACAAATTTCTCAAAAAAAACTAGAAGGTTATTTAAAATTGGCTGAAATAATACAATGGGGACGTAAATCACCAATTCATTTTTGTCAGCGTTTTATGGGGATCGAATTTTTAGATGCCCAAAAATATGCGTTTATGAATTCTTGGTTAAAACCTTATAATTTATGGTGTATTACAAGGAATGGTGGGAAATCAACACTTTCTGCTCCATTTATTATGTCAAAAGGTATTTTAATTGGTGGTCATAATAGTTATATATTAAGTAATGTTTCTGCTCAAAGTCAAGATACATTTATGAAAATTGAACAAATTGCAAAAAAAGAAATTGCAAGTTTTTCTGGTTTAACAGATTTTTTTATGGGAGAACTTGTTAAATCTGCTGCTAATACAGATGGTTTTACTCATTCTCAAACTGGTTTTTATTACAAATTATTTAATGGTAGTTCTGTAAAAAGTTTAAGTGGTAATATAACAAATAATAGGGGAAAACGCTCGTCGCTCAATGTGTATGATGAGAGCGGTTGGACTGAAGAAGATTATGTAGTTGCCACAACGCCATTTTTATTGCAAAACTCAACATTTAGACTTGGTGGAGATATGGATGTAACTACTTTCCCTCAACAAATACCTAATCAAAGATTATTTATTTCTTCTGCATCAAGTACAGATAGTTATTATTATACATTATATAAAGATTATGCTAAAAGAATGTTTATGGGTGACAAAAATTATTTCGTTTGTGATCTAAACTGTGAAATAATGATTAATGCTACATATAACGGTAAATTATATCCTGTTCCATTAATTAATAAAGATGAAATAGATGCAGAAATGAGAAAAAATAAGGAAAAAGCCCTACGAGAATTTTTTAACAAATTCTCTGTTGATGGGGGTGATAATCAACCTTTTAAAAGAGCGATGATTGTAAGAAATAGTGAAGTTAGATTACCAGTATTAAAGAATGAAGAGCAAGGAAAAAGAAAATTTTTAATTGCTTATGATCCAGCACATGAATATAATAATTCTGTTTGTATGGTTGCAGAACTTATTAATGATAAAGATATAGGTGAAAAATTAAATATTTGTGGTGGAATTAGTTTTGTTGATATTGGTAAAAAAAAGAAAACTCCAATGAGGACACCTGAACAAATTGCATTATTAAAATTAATGATATTAGATTATAATGGTAAAGGTAATCCAGATTATGAGAATATAGAACAGATTTTGATTGACAGTGGTGCTGGTGGACATGGTACTACAATAGCTGATTATCTTATGGAAGATTGGAATGATTCTGAAGGAAGAAAACATAAAGGATTTATTGATAAAGAAGAATGTAAAGATCATATATCAAAATTTCCAAATGCAGTTAATATATTAAAATTATTAAGTCCACAAAAATATAAAAAGGAAATGTTTGATGCTTTGTTAGAAATGATAAATCTTGATTTAATATCTTTTACAGGTGAATATGATTCAAAAGGATATTTACAGATACCATCATTAACTGGAAAAATGGTTGATATAGAAGATGATAATGGAAATATAATTCAAGAAAATGAAATTGTTTATAAAAGAGTTAAACTTGATTTTGAAGAAGAATTAGTATTAAAAAATATTGATTTAGCAAAAGAAGAATTAATTTATACATATAGGTATAAAAATGGTGATAATTATAGATATGATACATCTAAAGAAAAAGTAAATGATATAAGTTTTGATAGGGCATATTGTTTGGCTATGTTAGGATGGTATTTACAACAAGTAAGAAGAAAACATATAACAGGTAAAAAAAAGAATACCAACATCTCTCCCTCATCCTATTTCGCAATAGCAAATAAATCATCAAGAGCAAGAAGATAGATTATAAATATAATTATATTAAATAGAAAGGAGGTTTTCAGTGGACAACCAACAAAACCTCTCCCCTAACCTATTCTCGTTAAAAAAATCATGGGATTCAGCTAAAAACTTTTCCCTATCAAGAATAGGTGGTTTATTTAAAAATAAACAAAAGAAATTAAATAATGTAACTATCGACAAAATAAAATTATGGCTTGCTAATCCACAAAAATATCAAAATGAGATACTTGATTTATCAGATAATCTATATGCACCTGAAGGTATTTATAAAGTATTGGTAAATCTAACTACAAATATGGCAACATTAGATAATTATCTTCAACCTGATTTTTACACAATGCAAAAATTAAAAGAAGAAATTAATAATCAAACTTCAAAAGAAATGCCTGAAGAAGAATCTCAAGAAGTGATAAATAAACTTTTAAAAAATTTTAATAATGAATTTAATACAGTCAGAAAATATATTGATAATATAGATATAAAAAAAACAGGTCGTAGAATTATAGAAAGTTTAGTTAGATATGGAGCATATTGTGGATTTGAAAAGAATGATGGTAATTTTCCTTATCTATGGGATTTGCCTATAAAATATGTTAGATTATATTCGATAAAAAACAGTCAATATACAGTTGAGTTTAATTTCAAATATTTTGAAGATTTAAATAGGGATAATGAATTATCTGAATTTGCTTGGAGTATTTATCCTGATGAATTTAAAATATTATATGATAAATATAAAACTAATTCTGATAGATTAAGATATCCAGAATGGCAACCTTTACCTAGTGATAAAGTTTGTTGTATTAAATTAGGTGGAGATAATGATACTTTCTTTTTGCCTTTATATAGTCAATTGTTTACTGAATTGTTTTTATTAAATGATTTAGTTGATGAAGAGATTGAAAGTTCTAGGGATTCAGCCATAAAGCTCATTAATGTTGAATTTCCGCACGATCCGGAGTCGGGGATACCTTTAATTGAACCAGATGTTGTTTCTCAGTGGGTAAATATTATAGCTTCCGGCGTCCCAAATTCAATAACGGTAACTGGTAGTCCCTATAAGTTATCTGAAATTCCTTTTAAATCTGTACAAAATGAAAAAACTAATTTAGCTGAATTTACTAAATCAATGGCATATATGCAAGCAGGAACGAATCCTCTTTTACTAGGAGGATCTTCTACTAATTCTTCAGTAGGAATAACTCAAAATTTAGTTTATATACAGTCAATAATTTTCAGTATGTTAGATAAAATTCAAAGTTGGTTTAATTATCGTATTTCTAATGTTAATCTTAGAAAGAAATATACTTTTAGATTAAATATATGGAAAACAACTTGGTATAATCAACAAGAATTTTTTGACAGAGAATATAAATTAACTTCTATTGGCGGATCATTGAATGTTATTACTAGTATTAATGGACATAACGCAGATGACTATAATAGCACATTGGACTTTGAGAATCTAATTAAATCAAAAGACGCATGGCGACCTCCTCTAAATATGAATCAAGGTTCAAATTTAGATGACAAAGGTGGACGTCCAAAAACAGATGACCCCAGCGACAATACCATAATCTCGCAGGATAAAGAAAATAATAATAGATAATTTTTGTGGCTAGGTAGTGCAGACCGAAAAGGAGTTTCCCTACTCCCTGCCACTATTATATTTTTAGGGATTATTTATTATATGAAGGGAGATATAAAATGAAAAAGTTTAAATTTGACGAAGTAAAACAATATGTAGAAAATCTAGGATATGAATTAATAAGTAAAGAATACATAAATATAAAAGAAAAACTTATTTTAAAAGATAAAAATGGTTATTATTATATGATAAATTTCGATAATTTAAAACATGGTGATATTCCACTACTTGCTCATAAAAGCAATCCATACTCAATACAAAATATAAAACTATTCATAAAAAATAATAATCCTAATTTTGTTTTAATATCAGATAAGTATGAAGGCAAAAATGTACATTTAACTATAAAAGATAAATGTGGATATTACTATTCAATAAGTTTTCATAACTTAAAAAATCACGGTTTAAATCCATTATTTGTTAGTACATATAATCCATATTCTATACAAAATATAAAGTTATTTTTAAAAATAAACAATTGTAATTATACTTTATTAACAGAGAAATACACAAATGAAATAACAAAATTAATCTTAACAGATAATAATGGTTATTTATATACAAAAACTTGGACAGCATTACAAAGATTGAATGATTTTCATATAGCAAGTGATGATAATTTATACTCAATTATAAATATTAAACTTTGGTGTAAATTACACAATAAAAAATTTGAATTATTAAGTACAGAATATATAAATAATAGCAATGATTTAATATGGAAATGTTTGGAAGAAGAATGTAAAGAAGTGTTTTATATGAGTTGGGATCATATTTCAAGAGATTGTGGTTGCGGTTATTGTGATGGGAAACAAGTAGGTTTATCTAATTGTCTTGCAACTAAAAATCCAGAATTAGCAAAAGAATGGCATACTGTTCTCAATGGTAATTTAACTCCTTATGATGTGACTTTATATTCTGGAAAGAAAGTTTGGTGGAAATGTAAAGTATGCAATCATGAATGGCCTGCATCTATAGCAAATAGAAGTAATGGAAGAGGTTGCCCAAAATGCAATGAATCAAAAGGTGAAAAAGAATGTAAAAGAGTTTTTATATCTAAAGAATTAATTTCAATTAATCAAGATAATTACGATAAATTATTAAAAACAGAAAAGAACAATAATATATATTTTATTCCACAAATGAAATTTGATAGATTGCTAGGTTTGGGAGGTTGTTTACTATCCTATGATTTTTATATACCAATATTAAATTTAATTATAGAATATGATGGTGAATATCACTATATGCCAATTAAAAAATATAAAAATGAACCAATGAAAGATGCAGAAGAAAGATTTAGAAAGCAACAAATCCATGACAAATTAAAAAATGAATATTGTAAGAAACACAATATAAAATTATTGCGTATTCCCTATTGGGATTTTGATAATATAGAAAAAATTCTTACTAAAGAATTAAATATTATATCAGATCAATTACAAAACGCATCATAAAGAAGGTGATTATTATAAAATTCATTCA